GATCATTAGAGTTACCAAACGTAGCCTTGTCATTATCACCAAGAGACAAACCATCAGCAGTGACTGTGCCTGTGAAGGTTGGGGATGCTATAGGTGCAACATCAGTACCAATAGTAAGGCCTAAAGAAGTTCTTACTGTAGCGCCTGTTTCTGAAACCCAACTAGTACCATTACCGACAATAAAAGTACTGTCAGAAGGCGTTAATGCTGCAATAGCAGACAAGTCAGTGTCTGAGGCCTGTAAAGCATCTAGCTGTGTTTGTACTGAACTAGTAACGCCACTAAGATAATTAAGCTCAGTTGCCGTGGCGGCAATAGTTGTTCCACCTATCTTTAGATCAGAGCTTGCATTTATAATAGGCGCAGTAAGAGTGCCAGTAAATGTAGGAGAAGAAAGAGGAGCCTTAGTATCTAGTTGTGTTTGTACGTTGCTTGTAACGCCATCAACATAATTTAGCTCTGCGGCCGTTGCTGTAACGCCTAAACTAGTCAATGCAGTTGCAGGAGACTCTAATGCAAGATTAGATCCTGTGCTAACTAAGAAAAAGTTATCCGCAAGTGTTAGATTAGAAATATCTGTAAGCTTTGCGTTAAGAGCCTGCTTAGCATCTAGTTGAGTCTGGATAGGGCTTGTAACATTATGAACATAGTTTAGTTCAGCAGTTGTTGTTGTAATACCATCAAGAACATTTAGCTCTGTAGCTGTGGACGTAACACCAAGACTTGCAAGAGCTGTAGCGGGTGCTTCTGCTACAAAGTTAGTACCATCACCTACAATAAAAGTACCGTCTATAGGAGTTAAAGCTGCTATGTCAGTAAGCTGTGCGTCTAAAGGCTGCTTAGCATTTAGTTGAGTTTGAATGTTACTTGTTACACCATCAGTGTAGTTTAGTTCAGTAACAGTCGATGTGATTCCGTCAAGAGTATTAAGCTCTGTAATAGTAGCAGTTAGAGCTGTGCCACCTATAGCAAAAGAAGCAGCACTTAAAGCACCACCTACTGTAACAGCGCCTGTAGTAGTAACTGTATCAATGTAAGAGTCTTTAAAGTATGCTGTAGGACTTCCTAGATTTATGTCACTATCTACGACAGGAACAAAAGCACCGTCCTGAATGCGAACCTGCTCAGTAGTAACACCACCTACTTCAACAAATACACCCCAACGATTATTGGTGCTATCAACAACTATTTTGTTTTTAAAGTCTTGATCACCAATCTTGCTTATATTACCGCCTTGCCCATCTGTGCCATCATGTGTGTGGCCTGTAGTACCAGAAGTTGTATAAGCAAAAGCATTAGCAAGCTGATTAAACTCATTGTTAAACAATGCAGCGGTAATAGTGTCGCCGTCGGCAAATGAGCTTTGTCGTATATAAATTGTTCCTGCCATTTCTATCTCCTGCCTGAAGGCATGTAATCTATGTACAATCCGTTGATTGCGTAAGAAGGTAGCTGATCATTACTAGATATTTTAAAACTACTTGCAAAGCCACTACCTTGAACAGCTTGTCTAACCATTGGATCTAATGAGCCTCCAAAAAAAGCAACACCAAACTCAGATGTCCCAAAGATAGCAGGAGTTTGAATTTGATCTAGTACATAATCAGGGGGCTGAGGTATGAGAGTATCTTCATAGTTATAGCGAACTCTTAAAGTAGGCTGAGTAAGGCCTTCAGGACTTATAGAAATTTTTACATATTGTATAGTTTTTAAAGTTCCTGCATCTCCAAAGTCTAAGTTTGGAGTTTGATAAGTAGCATCTATATTTTGTAGTTCTTCATCTTGTATAAAAGAAGAACCAATATCATGATTATAAATATAACCTAAGTTATCTCCATGATAGACTTTATCTACGCCGTCCGAAGCAAATCCTGCGTTTATAGCTACTGCTTGTATGCCTTGAGTTTCAGACCACTCAAATCCATTAGGTGTAAAAGTTCCTATAACTCCACGAGCTGTTTGAATGTTAGAGCCTGCGGTGCTATAAAATAATCTGTATTGTGATTTATTTCTAAGTACGACACTACTAATAGTGTAAGTATTTATTTGAGTACTAAGGTCTGAAATAATAGATTGTATTTGACGAGAAACAGATCCTAGCTCAACGTCACCAATTCTTTGTGTAGCAGCAATAGTACGAATACCATCAGGCGCTAAGAATAAAAGGTCACCACCAATTTCTTGAATGCTATAGCCGCTTAGACAGCCAACATTATTTGTGATTTGAACTACAGAAGGAGTACCGTTAATATCATCAAGACGATGAATAGTGTTTTCACAGAATATAAACAAAGAACCACGAAAACTTTTAATCCCGTTAATTCTATCTGAGATAGTTACACTACCTGCACCAGTACCTGCAAAGTCTCTATCATCATTAGTTTTACTGAAATAAACAGTAGAGGATGCATTGGTTGTGTCGACAGCACACAAGTGTTTATCATGTTCTTCAATATATTTAACAGCAGCAGGAGTTGATATTTCCTCGTACACAAAAACTCTGGAAGCCCCCGTACCCTCAATATGGAAGTGAGCTAATTTGTTAGGGCCTGTTGCAATTGATAAAGAACCAAAAGGCGTATCAGTATGCCCAGTAGGTGCTTTCATAAGGGTAAACTGAGCTTGGCCCTGAGAAGCTCTAGTTAAAACTGTATCAGAAGCAAGCTCGGCTTCGGTAGAGCCACTATGCCCAGTATTTTTATTAACCTGTATCCAACTAATACCTTCGTCAGAATAATAAATATTAGTTCCTACAACAACTACCACACCTTCGCCATATGGGTAGACTCCAAGTATTTTAGAATCGTCTATAGGTCTAGTTGCTGAGTCGCCTCCAAAAGGCGTATAGCCATTTATTCTTCTGTAACCACCGTCAGGGTCTACTTCAAAGTTTCTTAGAATCGTAGCAAACCCCGGCTGAGCCAACATATCAAATTGGTTCAGGTTAGTGTTTAAACCACCTCTACATGACAATCCAAAAGGTTGAGACATTAGATAAAGGTTATCCTATCATCTTTAAAGTAAGAAGGAGCAGGATCTAACAAATTAGAACGCATGCTTCTAAGGCCTTTCTTATAGTCCTCTAATGCAAATGCCGCTGCTTGAGGATTATCTTTAAATTGCCAAACGTAATAACGTGTCTTTGCAATAAGTACAGAAGTATAAATATCAGGGAATATTACTGAATCACTAAAGGTAGACAAACCTGTTGGTAAGTTCCAAGCAAAAAACCAAACTTTATATTCTTTTTTTGGTATAGGACTTAAACCAAACTGCCGCCCATCAGGACTTCTAATAACAGCATTAGGTTGTCCCCACTGCTGCTCATCTGCATCGTCACTATTTTCTTGTGCGCGTCTAAAGTCTTTCCAAGTTTCTGTAGAAATGAACCTAAGATTTTTAGTAACGTAAGGGGCTGTTTCGCCCCCTACACCTACAGTAGTAATATAAAAGTTTTCCCAATCTACAGAACCATAGTCAGTAGTAAGACTATCGCTAGAAGGGTTTAAAAGATACCATCTAGTTCCTGCTACAGTATCTACACTTGTATTACCATACATGGGATCTACTGAGCCACTAAGATTAGAAGCTAAGAAAGGCCACTTAGGTTCTTCATTAACAATATCTAGATACGCACGATTAATGCAGTCTTTTACATGGGCCTGAATACCAATTGCATTAGCAAAAGTAGAGCTAGTAAGGGTAACCTCATTTAGCTCTCTTAGTATTTCGTTTGTTAATTCTAGAAATGTTTTAGACATTTATTAGCACTCGTAGGCTTTGGGCATTGCGTCTTTTATAGTCTTACCATATTGTGGCTGAGAACCTTTAGTACTAACAGGGCCTCCCATATTCATTTTCTTTTTGGTCATACCACCATAAGAATACTTACTTTTCATTTCTTTCTTTTGATTCATCATCTTTTTTAGCTCCAAATATTTTATCCCAATTCGAGGAATATTCAGCGTGGCTTACTTGACTCTGCCTAGGCCTTCCGTGTTGAGCTTTACGGGGCTTTAAAACTATTCTTTTGTTCTTTTGCATATAAAAAAGTAGGGGAGTTTGACCTCCCCCACCTCCTAAAGTTTACTAGTCGATAGTGTAGAACGCGCCTACACATGCCTCTGGACGTAGTACTTTAACACCGTGAACATGAAGACCACGAACGATATCACCAAAAGATGATGGATCACGGATAACTTCAGTGTTAACGATAGTCTGTGCAGTTGCTACCGCAGACATGTGACCACACAGTACCTGACCAGTAGCTGTAGCTGTAGCAGGTACGTTGTTAGACTTGTACATGCTGAAGCCACGAAGCTTGCCAGAGCTAATCAAACCATTGCGGATTGAACCCTGACCTGCATTGTAGTCTACTGACAAGAGCTTAGAGTCAGACTGTGAAAGCTCTTCGTAGAACTCTGGAGATGCCACAAACCAACGGCCTTCTTCAGGTACGTTTTGCTGATCAAGAAGACGAGCCATACGAGCCATAAGGTCGAGTGGGTCTACTTCAGCAGCAGCACCAAGGTCAATTGAAGCAGTAGTCTCACCGAGTCCACCAGTACCTACCGCAGCGTCAGCGCCGAGGATGTGGTCAGGAGTAGCGGCAGAAATACCTGCTGCAATCTTAGCTAGTACGTTTTCGTCAAAAGCATCCTTAAGCGCATAAGCAGCACTTGAGGCAGCAACTTCACGCCAGTTAACATGTGACATGTTGCTTTCAATATCATCAACGATGAACTTGAATGCATTAGCTGTGTCGACAACCAAAGTAACTTCTTGGTCAGTGAGTTTAGTTTGAGTTACATCCGCACCACGCTCATACTGATATACTTGGATAGTAGGCT